ATATGCTCACTATCAATAGCATCATCTGCAATTTTAGTTCCATCTATGGCATCATCTGCAATTTCATCAGAAGTAATAGTTCCTACCTTCAATCCATTAGACGATTTCGAAAGGGTCGAACCATCAAGGTCGATATCAAGAGAGTCTGTATTAGCAGTAAGACCATTACCCGCTGAAATACTAAGACTAACAGCACTACCACCAAGTGTTGCGTTTCCTCCTCCAGCAAGACCAGCTCCACCAGTAATTGATACTGAAGTATTTGCTAATTTATCATTAGTAACTGCATCATTTTCAATTTTTGCAGTGATAACAGAATCAGTTGCAAGTTCAGAAGAACCAACAGAACCACCTTGGATAGTCGCAGTTAGAGTCTCAGAAGAACCTCCGTTAAACGTGACAGATCCTCCCAAATCTCCACCTAAAGTTATAGTAGCAGCTGATGCCCATGCTGTAGCAGTAGAAGCATTACCAACAATATCAGCTTCAATATCTAAATTATTTGTTGTCCAGCGATCATTTGTCCCATCATAAGTAAACTCAGCAACAGTCCCCGCCGTGCCAGATAGAATCATTCCACCTCCATCCATGGCAGCATCGTTGGCTGCACCAGTTCCAAGGATCATGCTCTTATCTCCGACTTGAACATCGGTAGAACTAATCGTGGTTGTAGTTCCCTCAACCTGTAAGTCTCCTTGAATAACAACAGTTCCAGCAGCACCAGCAGAATCTGGGTCAATGGTAATTGTCGCAGGACCAGTAATGTTACCACCATCAACACGAATATCGCCAACCTGAATGTCATTGGCTGTAGTAGCACCAGCATCAGTAACCGCATCTAAATTAGAAACACCAGAAACAGCTTGAAGGTCATCGATCTGATTTTCTAGATAACCAGTAGCGGTTCTCAAAGTCGTTAACTCAGTATCATTACTATTAATATCAGCCCTTAATGTTCCAGTAGCAGTTCTTAAATCCTCAAGTTCGCCATCATTACCAGTGATTTCATCATGTAAATAACCTGTAGCGGTTGCTAAATTTGAAAGTTCAGTATCATTACTGTTAATCCGACCATTTAAATTACCCGTAGCAGTTTGCAGATTGGAAATATCCGTGTCATTCCCATCAATACGAGTACTTAAAGCTCCAGTGAGAGTGTTAACTTCAGTTTCAGTATAATAAATGTCATTTAAATTTTTAGATACAAAACTAGCTGCGGTAACATGACCATCAGCATCAAAAGTAAAACTAGCATCTTGAAGAACCGTACCGCTTGAGTTATCAATAGAAACGTTAGAAGCTGGGGTAACATCTGGGTGAGCATTTGCGGCAAGATGTCCAGACATTGCATAAATCGCATCTTGAGAAGCACCTCTATCAGTAACTCCGTCAACAATCTGGTTCTGGATAGCTGATGACCTTACATCAGTATCAAAAGTTGAAATATCTGTCAGACTACCCGTGGAGAAATCCACTTGAGTCCCATTCAGTTCTCCCTTGTAAATTATATTAGTTGCCATGGTGTTTTAAAAAAATAACTAGTTAATGCTAGTTACACAACAAATGGCAAATCAGAAAAAATTAATATTTCAACTGTGTCAAATCAACTTTTCCTAGCCAGCGGATATTTGTGCCAGATTTACCAGTAGCAAAGAATTTTAAAGATCCATTAGATGGACTCACCGCAAACTGAACATCTCCCACGCCTATTCCATCATGAATGATATGATTATGAGGCTCTCCTAATATTTCTACAGAATTAGCACTAGAACCCCTCTTTGCCCCGCCGTTAACATGCATAACAGCAGTATCTCCATTGTCTGCCCTCGCTACAAACTGACAACTAAAAAAGTAAGAAGTATCATCTTCTAAAATAAATCTAGCACTAGAACCATCTAAAAATAATTCTGTTTCAGAATCATCAGTGGAATTACCACGAAGCAAAAACAAACAAGTCTGAGCATCCCCTTCGTTAGAGAAAAAACCATTAGAAATAATAAACTGACTCTGCTGGGAATCCAAGTTTGGATTGTCGGCACCAGCACCAAAAATAGCTCTTGAGACATTCTCAGAATTAAGAGTCTCTACCACTAAGTTTTTTAATTTTACTTCTAACGCCATTATGTATTGGGGATTGCTCTAGTTTGCAATGTGTATCCTGCTCCTATATTATCAGAAAATTCTACAAAAAATCCAGTGGTAGTTATATTTCTCACTGCTATAAAATAAGTTCTTTCTCCATCATCTGGGAGTTGGAGTTCACATTGAACAATAGGTGATGCATCAAAAGCAGTTGCAAATTCTATCCCAGTTTCTTCGATGCCTGAAGGAAGGGATGTGTCAAATCTTTGATCAGAACCCCCCAAATCTGCATATTCAGCAGCAGTTAAGTGATAATACTCACCTTGTTGCCCACCCTGTATATTCTCTAAAGAATTATGAGCTGTATTCGAAATATCCACATTTAGACCTGCCCCAGTAGCCTGAGCCACTGTTAAGTCTACACTTGGAGTTTCAGTTACTGTAACACTTATGCTCATGGAAGGGGAGTCGCAGTTCCACTAATGGTTGCAGTTCCATATAACAACCGATCAACGCAACCATCTGATTTAATTAAAAATATATCGTAAGAACTATAAGCTGGCTCCATAGCCTGAGTGTCAGCACTATCTAAAGACATTTTAGCTCCACCATTCGGAGCATCTGTTTCTGTATAAGTGAATGTAGCTTGAACATGTTGGTCGTAATCTCTATAAATTACGCCAGTCAAATAAACGGCATCGGTCTGTAGATCATAAGGATCTCCTGAATCGTCCTTCAAAGTCAAAGGAATATCAAGACAAGCACCCTGCTCAATAACGATATCATATTTTGTCCCAGCCATTGCTTTATGTTACACTAATTTATTACTTTTTTAAGAATTTATCAGGATTCTTCTCAAACTTTTTAGCTAAAGCAATAATACCATTAATAATTTCTGGTGCTACTACTCCAACTACACCATAAGAAATAGCTTTTATAAAGTCGCTAATAGGCGCATCTTTTAAAACAAACCATAGGATTCCAGATAGAAGAGCAGCAGCTATAACATTTCTAAAAAATGTTTTATAAGAATACTCTCCTTTATATGTCAGCATACGTGCAACCATTCCAGCTGCACCAATCACAGGAATAACCCAACCTCCACTTAAAAACTCCCTGATTAAATTTTTGAAATCCATTCCCCTTAATTTACACCCAAAAAGAAAATTCTGTGTATCTATTTTTATACATGGGGGAAAATAGCAAAGATCTTGCGGAAGCAGAAGATTTCGCTTTAAAGTATTGCAATCCAAAAGACAGTGAGCTTATCTCTGACTTGGATAGACATGCTAGAGAATCTGCTTGGGCCTTACTACAAAGAATAAAACACTTAGAGAATCAAAAGTGTGTTTGTGAGGAGTGTGGTTCTGAAGTAGAAGACGAAGAAGTCGAGGATGCAGTTACAGAAAAAGCTGAAGAAGTAAAAACGCAAGAAATTAAAGCGGAAACTCCAGATACTTCTACTCTAGACAAGCTTTCAGAAATAGCTGAGAATAATAAAGAATTAATTAAAAAGGCCACAAAAACTGTGGCAGGAGCTGGTGCTGTAGCAGCTACAACTCAAACAGCATCGGCAGCAACAAGCCCAAGTATAACTGCGGCAACAGCAACATTCTTCCAAGAAGCTGGCCAAAAAGTTGCAGCGATTGGTACTGCTGGTGTTATGTCTATAAGTAGCGGAGCCTACTTCCAAGCTAAAACCGCTAAAGAGGAGGGTATCGAAATAGCAGTTGTTAGCGAACAAGAATATGGAGTATTCTCCAAATTTAATCAGTTTACAGAGTCAGCACTTGGATTCTCATCATTTAAGAGTGTAATCAGGTATGCTGAAGAAGGCTTTGGTGATATTGAAGGAACTGGCCCACCTTCTGAAGGTGAAGGTGGCGAAGGTGGCGAAGGTGGCGAAGGTGGAGAGAACCTTTCTGAAGAAGAAAAAGCTAAACGTTCCGAAGAAGTTGCCAAAATGAGAAAAGAAGTGAAGGAGAAGACTGGGATTGATATGGATGAGCCTCTTGAAGAAGACAAACCAGTAACTCAAATAGGAGATTAATAATGGAAGAAATATTCGATAAAATTTTAGCCCCTTACATGTCCTCCATGCCAGAGTTCGTTGTCTCAGTCATGGGTCTTATTGGTACACTTGCTTGTATTGTCCCAGAAGAAAGTAAGTTGGGGAAGATACTTGGAAAAGTAACTGGCAATTTAACCAAATTTAAAAACTATCTACTTAAAAAAGTAAAAAAATGAACAAACTAACACCACTAATATTACCATTATTATTCATACCTTCTTTAGTGAAAGCTGCAATCGTCACTTTTGATGGAGGTATAGCAACAACTGTACTGGGAGAGCAATCAGAGATTGATAACAATATCCAAATTCAAAATGTAAGCTCTTACCAAGAAGGAACTGTCATACTTAGTTATAATCTTACTAACCCCGACCAAGAATCTTCTTGGCAAACCGTAGGAGATTATTATGGAGTTCAAGATTCTGTAATTCACGGTCATTGGACTGAATTGAATAGCATCCAAATTGAGCGTGAAAATAACGTGGCTTTTGATTTACAATACTTTCAAATCACCTCTAACACTTCTGTTGGCGGTGGGGCCGCAACTGATACAGAAAATATTGCAATTCAAGGATTCTTGAATGGTCAGCCTGTTACACAATTATTGGGGTTACCTAGTGTAGACTGGGGAGCAAACGAAATTCAAGATGTGTTTCTTCCTGATTCTTTTAACAATGTAGATAAAGTTCTTATTACAGACCGTGGGACTTTAGGCGTTCACACTGGAGGATCTGATTGCCCGACATGCAATTCTGCTTTTTGCTTCGGAATGGACAATTTTGTGTTTGATGAAGTTGTGCCTGAAGCATTAATTCAGGGTAATTCTACTACCTTGACTACTGTTCCAGAGATGAGTGTGGGCCTAATGGGTTCATTAAGCATTCTCCTTTTACTACAGAGAAGAAAGTTTTACAGGTAGATAAAACGAAAAGCCCCTCCGAAGAGGGGCTTTTTTATTACTGGTTATAAAGTTCTCGCTCTAGTTTCCTGTAACGAGCATCAGAATGCCAAATCTCATCACTCTGAGGAGTGTAAACTCCCTCCTGAGTCTGAATCGCTTGACCCGCCTTCAGCTTCAAGGAAGACGGCTGATATATGTTTAAACTGTTTGTTTTCGGCAAGGAGCTGCCCCCGCAAGAAGTCAGCACGATCATTGGAGTTGTTGTCGCCAATAGCACGTAACCTTTCAATTTCTTCGATAAGTTCATTTTTCTTTTTATTGTGTTTCTCTGTAATTTCTGAAAACGCCAACTTATTTCTTAAAGCTAGATAAAGCTTCAGACTTTGAGCAAGAGTTTTAATTAAAGAAATCATTACTTTATTATATACACTCTAATACCTGCTTCCACTCCATTTCCCCAATCACAGAAGTTAATTTTGTAATATCTGCTTGAGTGAATTTCTGATACTGTCCTTTTAGTTTTTCTGGCATTGCTATCTGCTTTACTTTCGCCCCAGAGTTTTCTGCCATTTTGTCAGCAATATCTTTAAAAGATACGGAGGTGCCAGTACCAACATTGAAGATGCCAGAATCGTCATGATGAAGCATCCTATAATGAACCTCACAAACGTCCTCAACATGGACGAAGTCTCTGCTGGCTTTTCCTCTAAAAACTTTGATCTCACCATGTTCTTGAACTTGTTTGACGAATTTAGTAATTGGACTTGCTTGATCTCCTTTGTGCTCCTCATGAGGGCCATACACATTGAAATAACGGAATCCTTGATACGGATGCTGCTCATTCAAAAGCCAATTGTCAAACATATATTTACTATAGGCATATGGACTCAAAGGAATGCAAAATTGATCTTCTTCAAAAGTTTCTGCTACACCATAAACAGAAGCACTGCTTGCATATTGGAACTTGATATCCATGTTAGCACACAACTGATAAAGTGTGCCAGAGAAGATGAAATTCTCGTTTAAAATCTTTTTTAAATCAGTTTCAGTAGTGCTTGAGTTAGCACCAAGATGAATAACTGCATCTATGCCGTTCAGAGGAGGGAGAGGACCACCGAACTTGATGTCGTATTCTACGACTTCAATACCCCTTTTAGAAAGGTATGGACACAAGTTTTTGCCTATGAAGCCTTCGCTTCCAGTGACGAGAACTCTTTGCATGATACATTATATCAAAGCTCGTCCTCGTCTTCAACAACAACTTTAATCTCCTCTAAGAATGGATACCCATTTAATAAGTCCTGATGCTCCGCAAATGATTCATCATCCCAACCCCACTCAGAAAACTTCTCTTCATCATCCCAAGCGATAACGTCTTCTGATGCCATGGAACTCACTGGCTTCTTAGACCAAAACTTACAACTCCAATAACGAGGAGTAGTCTTGTCTTTAGCAGAGTCACACTTGTGACGAGCGCGGAAATTACGACGACGATCAGGGTCGTCGCGCTTGATTTCCATATTAGGATCACCGAACTTAACCATGATCACATTGCCAGTCTTTGGGTTTTTGACGTAAACACCAAACTTCTTTTTGCCATCTTTGAGTCGGAACGGCTTATTTAAAGTCTTTTTTTCTCCCTCTGAATAATCAATATCTTCAATATCTTGATCAGATTCAGAAGAAGCGTCAACTTTTACAAAGTCTAAACGAGCAAGAGCAAAATCAAGCTCATCAAAATCAACAAACCCTTTGCCGTCTTCTTCGATGTAATAATCTTCAGAACCTTTTGCGATGTCCTGATCTGCCGCACGGTAAGCTTTTTTAACTTTGCCTCCACGCATCATTTTTAAAAACATATTGACCCTAGCCATCGCCCATTGACCTCTGGTCTTATTAGGACGGTGACTAGAGCTAAATGCTCCCGCACCACGGCGGTATACTTTTTTAAGCTGCGTAAGGGAAACTTTCTTAGAATGCTTTTCGTTATGCTCTTTTACCTTGTTTTTAAGAGCCGTAACGACTTTTTCTGAGAAGGTGATTTTCTTTCCATCTTTCCCTGCACTGCCCTTTTTGTTCTTGCTAGAACCTTTTTTGCGCTCACTAGGCTTCGCTGGAGTTTGCGCTCCGCTTTTAGGCCCAGATCGCTTTGCAGACTGAGATTCAAGAAATTCTTTCGCCTCTTTAGAAAAATCGTATTCCATCAAAGGATGTTACACTTCTTTTTCAAAAACTTCTTTATAACTTTGAAGTTTTTCTTCTTCGTTCATATCTTCAAGCTTATTATCAACCTCCTCTTTAACCAAAGTAGAAATTATGTCGATAATTTCAGCGAAAGTTAAGTTGCTTGTTATATGATTTACAAGAGCTTCATGAAGTTCCTGTTCCTGTTCTGGAGACATTACTTCTGCAAAGCTTTGCTTTTATAAATACGAAGGTCAGGATGATTGTCTTTTTCTTTAAACTTGTTTTTAAAGATGACAATCTCAACCTTTTCTCCACCAATCGTTAGGTTCCCTGAGTAAAAGGGCTTATCGCCACCTTTACGCCACAAGGCTCCAATTTCACGGTCAGACCATTCGCTAGATGTATTATTGTTTTCGTTCATAGATTAATATAAGATTTGATCAAGTGTTTCTTATTATGAGGAAGTTTAGTATAGCGTTTTTTGACACGCTTATAAGCTCTTTTCATAATTGGATCTGATTGAAAATTAATCAGACTCCTTAGATATCTTGAAGTAGACCCACTCATTACTTACCAAAAGATACTTTATCAAGGCTTGTCTTAGCAAAGCGACGAACAAGGCCATTATTGCGATCAAACACTTGAATATAGCTTTCGGTCTCACCACGGAATTGAGCATTCAAAGTCTCACCCTGAGAGGTGTGAAGACCAAAAAAACGACCACGAGTTCCGCGAATGACATTAAGTGCAGTTTTTTGCTTACGATTCAGTTTCATAACAGCATTATTGTAAAGATGAATTCAAATCTATCAACTAGAAAGTTTCATTTTGCTCAAATTTATTTTGCGAGTGCTTTTCGTCAACTCTTGGCAAATAAACTTGTTTATTTGATTTTCGAAACGGTCTTGGAAATCAACTAAATTCTTCGAAGAATTCGCAAACTTTTTTAGAAAGTTTAATGTGAATACAACCTCAATATCATTTAACCTCAAATCTTCGTTGATTTTCTGTATCTTATTGTAAAGGATTCTAAAAATATCTTTCTTTCGAACCTCCTTCAATACTAAATTGCAGTCAACCAAGGATAATAATTCTTTAAAAATAGATGAGGTAGGTGAATCCTCTGATGATTTAAAGCCCATTGAAGCTGTATTTTCTACCCCACTTGTCACAAATATTTTAGCATTAGAGAAGTCTGCTAGATCCCCATTGGCCATCTGGAGCTTGCCTTCCTTTAAGATTTGAGCAAATATGGTCTTAACGGAATGATGCAATTTATGAAAGTCATCAATAATAATCACACTATTGGGATGAATGTTAATCTTTTCGCAGAGAGAGGTATTGTTCATTACTTCTGGTAGAATTTTGAACTTAGCAAACTCATCTGAGAAATGAACCCCGCTGTAGTTTAGTACATTTACCCCACTTTTCTCTAATGAATCCTTCAGAGTTGAACAAAAGAAACTTTTCCCGCTAGACTCGACTCCAGTCACACAATAAATGCTTGGGGCAGCACCTTTTTTGTGCATCCCATAGTTAGATAAGGAAATAGATTCAATCAGAGAATCGACGACTAAATTATTGCCAATAAACTTTTGCTTTAAACTTTTGGAAAGGTTAGACAAAATATCTGGCTTTCTTAACGGATTCTCTTTCTTTGAGAAAAAATCTTTGAGGTGATTCATTTTGACATCAGGAACTTTGTCTTCTTTATCTTCTGCCCAGCCTGAAAGCCTTTCTGTTACAAAAGACAATACCGACTCTGTAGAATTTAAGTCTACGCCACTGTCTTTTATTTCTTTTCTCAGATCGCTAAATGTGCCATCTTGTTCCCAATAGGCAACTTTAGCTTGCGCTCCACAATGATCTACAACATCGATAGCCTTATCTGGATAAAATTTGTTTGGGAGATATTTTTCACAAAAATCAATCACATGATCGACAAAGTTTTGGGTATACTTTACATTATGAAAATCCTCATAATAAGAAGTAATAGTAGGCAAGATCTCTTTCATCTGGAACTTAGAGGGTTCCTTGATAATCACCTTTTCAAATCGACGATCTAAAGCACTATCCTTTTTAATTGTGTTTGTATACTCATTAATTGTCGTAGCACCAATGCAACTAATTGTACCCCTAGCAAGTTCTGGCTTGAGGATATTAGAGGCTTCTAGAGAGTTCTCTGTCGTTCCTCCAGCACCAACAAGAGTATGAATTTCATCTATAAATAAGATGATATTTTCATACTTCTTCACTTCATCCACGAACTTTTCCAATCTTTCTTCAAATTGCCCACGATATTGGGTTCCAGCCACCATGCTGGACAAACTAAGAGAATAAATTACTTTATTGGCGATAAGCTCTGGAGATTCCCCGTTTACAATCTTTGAAGCTAAACCTTCAATAAGAGAAGTCTTACCCGTTCCCGCTGGACCAACAAGAATTGCATTTGGCTTCTTCTTTCTACAAAGAATAGTTGCTATCTCTGATATCTTGTCATCAAAGTCTACAATTTTATCGAACTCTTGGCGAGAGGCTTTTAAATTTAAATTCTCTGCAAATTGATCAAGAATTGGATTATCGTCGAACATTCCAATCCAGTTGCTAGTCACATCCATCGATATGTCACTAGGCAATGAAGGCCCAAAGTCTAATTCAAGAGGCTCTTCGTCTTTTATAAAACAAGTGATGGCACTAATTAATTTGTCTACATCATCCTCGTCGAAAATACCAGAGAAAGCCTTCGGAATAAAAGGATCACTCAAGAGGCAAAGTAAGATAGACTCTGTGCTAATGTAGTCTAACGAAAATAACTCTTTTTGAATAAACTCACACTGCTCTAGTAACTTGTTTAAGTTAGTAGAATATCTTCTAGATACAACCTTGTTGGGCTTCTTCTTCTCAATAGTCTTTTGTGAAGCAATTCGTAGAGCTTCTACAGATGAGAAATCTTCAAGAAAATTTTGGCAAGATAAACTTAAGTCGCTAATAAATGAATGAAAAAAGACATCTATATCGACCTTATTCCTCCCAAGATGCTCGTTTAAATCTTGAGCATTTTTTAAAATAGCTTCTAGCTGTGGAGTAAAAGGTAAGTCGTTCATTTCTTATTTAGATCCCTGAGCTTCATCATAATCTTAGTGTCTATGACTCTAGCTGAGTTCACAAAACTACTACCACGCCCTTTGCTTGCATTCAAGATCAAAATGCAGTCTTTGGATATTTTATGATCTTCAAGGAATTCTGAAAGTGTATTTGCCCTAGAGTTATCCATCATCAAGAAGCTAGCAGAGCCTGTGTTGTCAGAACCTCTGATCATCATGTACTTGTTGCCGCTTTGAGAAACTTTTGTAAAAAAATCTTTTACCTGACAAGCAACCTTAAAGTTAGTGTTTTCTGAGATTTCATCAATATCTTTGAGGTAGTTCATAGAACCAAACTTATCTTCGAAACAGTCCTTCAAGTCAAAAGAGTAACTGTAACCCAGCAGAGTATTTTCATACCACCAATTAGTAAATTTCTGAAATGGCTTGTTTTTATCGAAGATTTCTTTGTAGTTCTTAAAGTTCTTCTTGAATGTCTCAAACCTAGACTCTTTCATTATTGGGCGACCATCATCAGCTACAGCATTAACTTTAATTACTTCAGATATTGCTTTTAAAATATCATCGCCAAACCTATTTTTAAATAGGATAAAATTCCTCTTCTCTCTATCCGTCAAGATGTTAAAAGCTTGAGCCTCTAAAACCAATCTTGCCCTCTTCTCTGTAGATTCATCCATAGCTCCCGCTTGAATCAAAGCCGCTAACACCGAAATGTTTATGCCACAGTTTTTTGCAGCAGTAAATACATCGTATTTGCTTTCAAATCCATCTGCCCCTTTGAAAGATAAAAGACCTTCTTTTGATTTAGACGAGATACCTTTGATTCCATTTAAACCATATCTAATATCATTACCCTCAATAGAGAAGTCCATCTCTGACTTGAATAAGTTAGGAGGTAGTAGCTTGATGCCAAAGTAATCTAACTCTTGATGAACAGAAGTGACAACTTCAAGAGGTTCTGGATCAAACTCAGAAGACTCAAGCACTGACAGGAAAAACTCTCTAGGGTGCTTGTATTTCAAATACACTGTTTTTGCAGCTAATTCAGCGTAAGCAAAGCTATGAGACTTATTGAACGAGTAGTCAGCAGAAGCTTGTAGCGCAGTCCAGTAGAAGTCGCTAATCTGGCTATCCAAACCTAACTCTTCTGCCGCTTCATAAATCCTATCTTTCCATTTCGGCATCTCATCCACTTTTTTCTTACCAACAATGCGACGAAGAGTTTCCGCTTCTTCTAGAGTCAAGCCAAAAACCTTATTGGCAATTTGCATCAACTGCTCCTGATACAAAATAACATTTTTAGACCAAGACAAAATCTCATCCAAATCTTCATGAAGATTCCTTGATTGAGGAGCTTTTTTCTGTCGAACGTATTCTTCTACAAATTGTAAAGCCCCCGGACGCGCAAGAGCAACAACATCAGAAAGTTCATTTAGATTCTCTGGCTTAACTTCTTGGCAAACCCTGAAGTTAGTATCCGCAGAAATTTGGAACAAACCCTCTGGATGATTATAGCTTTGAAGCTTCTCATATATGAATGGGTCATTAGGATCAATGTCATCAATATCAATTCCAATCTTATCACAAGTCCTGTGTGCAATTGTCAATGTCCTAAGACCTAGAATATCAAACTTTACCATGAGATCAGCAACATCATGCATGTTGTAACCTGTCACCAAGTCTCCATCTTTAGTCTTCTGAAGAGGCACGACATCTCCAATTGATTGGGAACAAATAGCAATACCAGATGGATGAACTCCTGTGTTTTTAATCAGATTCTCAATCCTTTTGGCATTCACAAAAGTTCTATTGTGTTTCTTCGCCCAAGAATCAAACTTTTCATTTTCTTTCCTAGCATTCTCTAAAGAAGAAACCTTCCCGTGAAGTTTCGGAATCATATCGCTAACTGCATTAGCTTCTACTTCTTTTGCTTCATCGAAATATTTTGTTGCTTCTCTAATGCAAAGTTTAGAACTAAAAGTATTAAAGGTTAAAATCTTAGCAGTTCTACCTTTGTGTTTTTCTTCGATGTATTGAATCACTTTTTGTCTTTGCTCATAACTGATGTCCGAATCAACATCAGGGAGCAAGCTACCAACAAGAAACTCTTTATTACGTTTATCGTAAACCTTCTTTGCACGGCTCTTTGAAACAAAACGCTCAAAGAACAAATTGTGAGGAATGGGGTCAATATTAGTCACTCCAAGCAAGTAGAGGACCAGAGAGCCAGCAGCAGACCCTCGACCCGCTCCAGTAGGAATCCCGTTTTCATGGCAGAAGTTCAACACATCCCAGTTCAATAAAATATAATCTGTGAAACCAAGCTCTTCAAAAGTTTCTAACTCTTGGAGAGTCCTGTCGTAGTATTCTTTTTTATTGCTATACTTTGTAATACCCTTGTCTCGCAAGCCTTTACGAGCAAGCTCGTACATAATTTCCTTAGTTGAGCTTTGTTTACTTAGACCAATACTATTCAAAACCGATTCACTGACCGAAGTTTTTGGTAACTCCACTCCAATTGGCTCGCAATCATCATAAACAGAACAATCTCCAAACATTACAAATTCATTTCCTTTCTAAGTGCTGAAAAAACTTTGAAGCACATTTTATTATCATACAGCGCGTCATGGAGTTTTTCTTCTTCAAATTCTATACCAAAAAATTTCAATAACTGATTTTGAGAAACTCTTGCCTTCAAAGACCTGTCATGAATTATTTTATACTGCCAGCTTAACAAATCTTTACTAGGTTTGTCTAAATCTTCTCTGTAAGCTTTTCCTAAAGCTCTAGTGTCATAGATGCGCTCAAGATAGGAATAATCTGGGGTTTCACCAAGCAGTCTTTGCATCCCAGCTACCATATAGACATCAAAGCCAAGCAAGTTTTGACCAACAACCTTGTATTCTGGATTGAATAGATCGGCTTTAAAATCAGCCCAAACCTTCTTCAAAGGTTCTTTCCTTTCGTTATATTTGTCCCAAGTAAAACCTGTTAAACGCTCCACCGTCTTGCTGATTTGCAGGTCTTTGTGGTTGATGTATCTATCATTCTCTTTGATAACCCTATTGCCTTGGCAGATTAACCATGAAACCTGCCAAGTCCTAGAAGAGTGAAGATTTAGACCTTCAGTCTCAGTATCGAAAACTAAATATTTTTGATTATGTGGTAGCATCTTTGTATGACTCCCAGCAGAACTCGTCTGAACAGAAGTGATTTAAGTTTGGATTTTGGAATGTTGGAGACTTGCCCCCAGATCTATTACAAGAAGCCTTATACATCTGCAAAGCAGCAAACTCCTCTTTGTTGTGGTGCAATATTGTTTTAACATTATGAGTCTTCACATCAAGACTTTTAATAACAGACTTGATTTGAAAATCAAATGGATGATTGTTATCTTCAATGAAATAGATGGGATCTAAGTGATCAATATCAATGTGAGATAGTCCAAAATAAAATAAATTATTAAAGATGTATGAGTCGTAAAATGGGACGCATACTTCAAGGTTCTCAAAGTCCTCCTTAGTATAATCAGATAAGACTAAAGAGTTTTGGCTGTTCAAAGACGCTGTAGAAGACATTCTCTTCAAGTCTCGTATCCCGTCATTGTTTTTGGCAAAAAGAGCTAACTTGCTAGGCTTTTCACCATAATCTCCCCCAGTGTTAATTACTGATATTTTTAATCCGAAAACAAACGGCATGTCTTCTTCTTGGAAGAGCTTGTTAAAAACTCTGAAGCCATAAAAATTATCCTCTAGTAAGACGACTCTTTCAAGCTGGTTGATTTTAGCTATGTCGAGTATCTTCTCTGCTGTGAGAATAGACTTTCCTATACTGAACTGACTCTTAAAAAGAGGGGTCATGACTAGATCTTAGATAAGATCTATCGACTTGTCAAACGAAAAGGCTGGGCAACCCGCATATTTTTTCTTCTCAATCTTTACCCCTTTCCCTTCGTCAAGCATTTCTTGCAAGTCCTCCTTAACGTAAGACGACTTGATAAACTTATCATCTTCTCCAAGCAAGTGGTAATAGTCAAATGGAAACTTAAATGGACAATGCCACATCAAATCTCCGTTCTTTTTTAATTGACCAACATGTGTTGCTCTACCACAAACAATCTTACCCGCAAATCCTTCCTCTTTGGCTGGATAGCCCTTATCCCAAGCGAGACCGCTCTTGGCTGTAGTTTCAGAGAAGTTGTTGATCACCTGCTGGACATCAGTCAGGAAGTATTCAAAGCCCTCTAGGTCTAATTCGTCCAATGGCTCCATCTCTAAATAACCTTCTCCCTCAAGGTCAAATTTTAAGAATAAAAATTCCATCTTGCGTTTAAGGTATTCTGGATACAGATATTTTACAGCAAGGCAATACATATAGTCTTGCATGTTATCAGAATACTCTTTACCTTCAAAAATACTCTTAGACGTTTTGAAATCTCTAATGATCGCAGTCTTCTTTCTCTTAAACAAGAAGAGCTTATCAATAAAGCCTAAAATCCTATAGTTCTTATCTCCGTCATCTACAGAGATGTCAAAATCTTTCTCAGAAATAGATTCAGTTGGCTTACCTTCAGTATCACCGAAGAAATCAAAATTTAGACCCTCAACTGTCATCTTGTTGATTAGATCCATATTTTCAAAATCATCTATCTCATACTTCTTCGCATAAGCTTCTACCATTCTTTTGATGGGAGGGCTAGCGTTTATGTCTTGAGCTTTTATGATGGCTCTATAATGCTTCTTGTGGCGAGGATTACCTAGATTCTCAAATACTGCGTGACAGATAGTACCACGAAGAGACCCGTGATTAGATTTATCTGGCAATCTTAGATGATACTTGGCCCAGTATTGCCAAGTGCAAGTTTGCATCGTTTTGATCCGTGATGCAGATAGAGGCTTATTTTCAGATTTCTCCATAATGGAAGTCGTATTTCTTTTCGAACTTCCTCAGATTAGAAGCGAAAGCTTTATTAACGCCACGCTTATCCATTTCTTTGGCGAAATCAATAACAGTAGCCATTGATTCATTATGTTCAATACCCCCACAATATTCAACATATTTATTAATCTGCTCTACTGTCATATCTCCAAAGTCATTCTCTGGAGGAGGGGAGAAGAATATCTTTTCAAAATCAATCTGTTCACAAAGCTTGAATATCGACTTGATAGAACCCTCAAAGCCTCTATTGGATTCTGAGTTGAAATCGTTATTAAAAGCAATAAAAATTTTATCTAGAGGCAAACCATGAAGCTTAGATATAAACTTGGGTGAAATATTCAACCCAAAAGAGACAAGCACGTTTTTAACCCCAGCATCGAACAGAGAAATGCAATCTCCAATAGACTCCACCACATAAACACAACGATGCTCTTCAATCGCAGAAGAAACATCATCAATCGTGTAGTATGGATAAAACCAGTCAGAACAACGCCCATTGTGAAGCCACTTAGGTCTGGGGTCATTTGTCACCTTTCTCCCTGAAAACCCGTGTATCTTACCGTCAGAGCGAACAACAGGAAATATGACTCGCTGATACATTTTACCAGACATAGCCAAGCCACACTTGAACTTTTTTAAGGTGTCTTCTGATATACCTCTCTCAAAATAAAAATCATAATGAGGCAAAAGTCTATTCAAGCAAGAATCTGGATATGTCTTCTCTTCACTCAAAAGGTGTTTTTTCTTAGTGCGTTCATATATGTTTACACTATCCCTCTTCAAATAAGAGTTTAAAACACCCTTGTCATTAGTATTAAGAGTTTTTTGCAGCAAGGCTTCAAATGGAAGAAACATCGAATCTTCGACATAATCTTTCCAAACTCCAGTATCTTTATAGATTTGTAATGCAGTAGAGTTGTCTCCAGACCTATACACAGCACTGGTTCTCCAATATGAACCGTGGTCCTTCAATCTGTAGCCCAAATCCTCTAAGATGGCCCTATAATCGCTCATTCTGAAAGAACAATTGGAATATCATTAGCCTCATCACTAGTCTCCAAAGAAACATCAACGTTGTTGGCTGAATTCACAATATCTTGAAGATCTCCCCTCTCCTCAACCCTAAAATTTTCAATATTTAAGTTAATGAAATTCTTTCGATTAGAGCCATCTGGCATTTCGACAGGATTGATTGCACGAAGAGCTTCTTTGCCCAAGTGTCTAGCCTTGAGGTTCACTAGCTTGTGAGTTCCAAAGCGATCTCCATCTTCATGAATCTCGTCTGGAATCTTTCTTCTCAATAAAAATAAGTGGGAACAAAACTGAGTGATCCCATCAGACAGAGAAACAACGCTCTCATCATCAACGATTGAATCTGCTCCCCTGTTCCCAGTGATGCCAAGACGGTTCGCTTGAACTGATGTCATCATTGAGACGCAAGGCTTACCGTCAAAGCACAAGTCCCTGTGAATAGTTTGTTTAAACAAGTGGACCATGGAAGCAACTTGTTGCCAACCATCATTTTTGCCAAGGTTATTGAAGTCTGTTTTAATGTAATCAAAACTAAAGATCATCTTGTTGCCCCTTCCGACTTTAGAATAATAAAATCTCTTCAGGTAAGAACACATCTCTTCAGCAGACATACCAGCAACATTTTCATAATAAAATTTCATGTTGCCAGATTTAATCTGATCCCAAGCATTCCGAACTTTTTGAGTGACCTCTTCAGGAGTCCAATCTTTATAACTTGATGTTCTCCACTTGCCGCTTTGCAAAAGATAAATCGGTATCCCTGTCATTGCAGAACACTGACGAAGAGTCAACTCTTCTTCGCTCATCTCTCCGTTGTCGAAATGTAAAACTGGTATGTTATATTTAGAAGCAGTTCTAGTAGTGTAGTCCATACAGAATTGAGTTTTACCAACTCCAGAACGAGCTACAATAACAGAAATGTTACCTTCTAAAAGAAGTGATCCATAAATTTCATTAATGCGTTGGTGCGGACCCATTAAGCCAGTTTCTTCTATAGGGTTGTTTCCCCTATCTTCAACCAACTCTTCCATAATATCGAACAAGTTGATTGGCCCTTCGTCATTAAACTCAAACTCTTTTATGTTCTTGTTGTAGATCTCATCTGATTTATCGATGATCTCAGAATACTTAAGGTTTGGGTCTACTTTCTTGACATAAGTTGCAACGTCTTTCGCGGCACGATATATCTCCCTGCGAGCAGAAAACTTCTTTAACTCCCTTACTGAAGAAATAAAGATGTCTTCTGTTATCTTGTGGTAAACTAAAGACCTTATGTATTCTGGGAGATCAATACTGTCTGGAAAGCTAACCTTAAGTTGCTCTAACCTTGGGATAAGGATAGTGTCATCTATTGTCTCTGCATTATTAAGAGCATTGCGAATCAACTTAAAGATAGAAAGATTTACTACAGAATCTTCACTGAAGAAATCTTTTTCATTTAAAAAAACAGAAACTTCAGCCCACTTGTGCGGGTGCTGGAGCAGACCTTTTAATACGGTCTTTTCTAGGTCCAAACTTGCTATCATTGATCAGCCTCCTGTTGGATGGAGATTTCTACCAACTTAGTAAGAGCCATATCAACACAGGTATTGTCTGTCTTGGTCGCGAAAGTGGGTTGTCCCATGTCGTTGATATAATACAAGAAAAAACCTTTATTTCCTCCGCTTGGAGAACCAGTGCAGTCGAAGAGTTTAGTTAGAATGCTTTTTGGTAAGGTATTATCCGTTTTGTCGAAAAGGTTCATATTAAGTCTAACTTGTTAAGTAGCTCTTCATTAAGAGTATCTCGTTCCAGTATTCTTACAAGCCTAATTTGGTTAATCTCGCAAAAATATTCCTTCTTCTCGTCTCTCTGCAATTGTGAGAGGAAGTTCTGCCTAGAATTTGAATGGAAGAACTTGTTGTATTTGTAGTGCTGATTGCCATCGACCTCTACTGCAAGCTTCTTGTTTGCGTTGTAAAAGTCTAGAGTCATTCTTGTCCCAAGAACAGGAAGTTCCTCAAAAACTACGTCAGCAATCCAATGTGGATATAAAAGATCTTTTACTCTTTTTTGGATTTTGCTGCGACACTTCTTGTCCCAGTCGATCAGATATTTTGAAGAATTTTTAAGCTTCTGTTCACGACCAGTTGTCGTTAAAAAGATCATACAAAAATATTCTCAGCAATAAACAAGTGCATCCCTTTTGTGATGTCTTCATTGTTTTCAAGGAGGTCATACAGGGCTTTCATCCCCTGATACTTTTCTTGAACTTCAATGCCCCTGTCGGCAAGATACTTAATAAGCTCCTCGTCAATCTTAAACCAAGAAGCAGACTTCTCAATATAGTTCCACATCAGAAGCATTTCAATAATCTCACGTTCAATCCAAATAGACTTGCCGTCAGAACGGCCATGTTTAATTGGGTAACGAATCCGCATCCCAGTGCTTTCGTTCGTAGACTTTTGAATATGAACTTTAGCATAATGCCCTATGATAGAATTCTCTGGGCTTGGCTTGGCCTTTGGATCTTGCAAGATTAGATCTTTTTGATTTCTTTTCTCAAAGTTAATAATCCAGTCTGGATAATGGAGAGCTGCATTGCCACCGCTAGAATTGGTTTGGTTGTTTGGATCACTAGTAGCATATTGACTCGTCTTAATAGTTGACCGAACCTGAGAGATCATAATGCACATGTGACCAAATTTACCCATCCCAAGACTAACCCGCTTTAAGAAATCAGAAGTTAGAGCTGCACCCGCCGCGACTTTTGCTGCGTCACTGGTGGTCTTTTCTAAATCAGATTTAGGAAGCAAGCCATCCATACTGTCGATGACAATGCAAAATTTTTCTTTGTCTGGATTATTCTTTAGTAGTTCTCTAAGGCCATCAAAAACCGTATCATAAATGTGGCACTCCCAAACAAGGCAAGTACCTAACTCCCAGTCTTCTGGATCGCTTACAAACTTCAAACCAGAACGTTTCTGAATATCTGACGACAAACGTCCTTCTGCTTTAATGTAGAGACCCTTTGTCTTTTCCACGGTCTCAAGCATGTTTTTCATCACATGGAGAGCTTCATTTGTTTTGCCCCCTTCGTTACATCCAATGAAACGATGTAATCCAGCACCAAGTCCATTACCTACAAACTGGTCTAAAATTAGAGAACCAGTTGAAACTAAATAAGACTTTGCAGTCTCTTCGTAATTGTAGTGGAAGTCTTTATTACTCTTAAAGAACTTGGACATGAATTCCGAAGTGCCAATTTTTTCTTTTGTACTTTTCTTACTCATCTAAAAAATCTCTCAGGGTTTTTCTTTTTTCGATCAACCTATCTTCTCCTGTTTTGACCCCATGGTCAACTATTTTTTCAGAGTTTTTTGGCTTATAGTGGAATTCTTTATGCTTCTTGTCTAAATAAGACAACCCGTCTTTAGTCAGAAAATACTTTATTGAGCCATCAAGCTTAAAAGGAGGTTTGACTTTTAGTAAGAAGTCTATGTCATTTTTAAAACGCTTAAAAATCTTTGTGGCCGTTATCATGTCTAGCTTATAATCGGAGGATGCTCCGTCATTAAGCATGTTCCTTATAAACTGTCGCCGCTCTTTAAAGAAAGAGGATTTCTTTACTGGTCTCTTATAATCCTTAAAGCTAAACCCGCACTCACATTCATGAGAACGGGTAGAGCATAAAGAAGAGCATTTAGGGCATTGCCTTTTACCTCTTGGCATAGACAAAAGCTATGAGCTTATTTATTTTTGTCAAGCTCTTTTATCCAATATGAAACCATATCTGCAACCAATGCTTGGAAGTCATATTCTGGCTTCCAATTTAGAGTCTTTCTAGCTCTAGAAGAATCTCCTTTTAATTTTTTTAATTCTTCTGGTCTGAAAAACTTTGGATCTGTTTCAACATAATCATTGTAATCTAAATTGACATGCTTAAATGCCTCATTACAAAAATCTCTTACAGAGTGCGTATCAATAGAAGAAATAATAAAATCTTCTGGTTCATGATGCTGCAAGATTAAATGCATTGCCTTAACATAATCTTTTGAGTGACCCCAGTCTCTATAAGAATCCAAATTTCCTAAAACAAGCTTATCTTGTAATCCAAGGTGAATTGCGGCAACAGCTTTGGCGATTTTCGCAGTGACAAAATTTTCACCACGCCTTGGCGATTCATGATTAAATAAAATACCATTTGAGGCGAAAAGATTATAAGAGTTTCTGTAATTACGAACAATACAATGGGCAGCTAACTTAGAACAGCCATAGGGACTAACTGGTTTCATCTGAGTCGTCTCTCTCTGAAATCCATCCTCGTTAATTTCATTACCAAACATCTCAGAAGAACTTGCTTGATAGAACCTCGACTCTGGGCAAGAAAACCTATATGCTTCAAGCATGTTCAGGGTGCCGATCATATTAGTTTGGAGGGTGAATTGTGGGACATCAAAGCTAACACGAACATGACTTTGAGCTGCCAAATTATAAATTTCATCTGGTCTAATTAAAGCCATCAATCTATTAATCGATGAATTGTCTAGGAGATCTGCATAATCAGTTTTAACTAACCCTTTGCTAACAAGGTGATCAATTCTTGTCTCTTGAGTGCTGGCCATAGAATGTCTACGAACAAATCCGTAAACCTCGTAATCTTTTGCTAAAAGCAATTCTGCCAAATAACTTCCGTCTTGACCTGAGATGCCAGTAATGAGAGCTTTTTTCTTTTTCATTATTAATTTCTAGTATTATAGAAATACTTTCATTTTTGTCAAGTCTGGCCAATCATTTATAATCCATTTTTTTGGCTCTGTATTAATTGCTTCTTCTAATTTATCCAAACCTATTTGAGCTGTCTCAGGAGTCATATAATAATGATATCCGAAACTAGATATATCCTGATCTCTCCAAGGAACATCTGGCAACCTTCCATCATAAGACATTTTCTTTAAATCTTCGGCAGCTTGTTTGTTATCAGTTAAAATCATACCCCCTCTTCCAAGGCTAAGATGTTTTTGAAATTGAAAACTTAAACACATGAATGTATTCGGAATATAACTATCTTCGCGCCAAAGAACTGCCGCATCAGCAATATTCGTCCCTTCAATAAAATAGTAATCTTGCCAAGATTCTTCTTTCCACTTAAGTGGAATTCCTAATTTATTAGCTAAAAAAGGAACTGAAATATAAGTTCTCTTAGGAACGCAAAGTTCTTGAATGTTTTGCATTCTCAAACAAAGTTCCAAGCCATGCGTACAGCTATCTACAGCTACAGCATACTTAGCTCCAAAAAACTTAGCTACCTTATTCTCAAAGTCTTTTACTTGTTTCACCCTAAGCTTTTATTTTTAAGAAGAATGTTGTGTCCATGTCTAGATACAAACTCAAAATTATCTAAGGTTTCAAGAATCCAACGTTCATTTACTTGACCTTCCCAAAGCTCAGTATCAAAACACTCTGTATAAAAAAATCTAGTTTGGCTTTTGAGCGTATTAATTGCACCCAGAATCATTTCTTCTTCTGCTCCATTGACATCGCACCAAATAAAATCAATGATCTTATCATTAATATTTTCTTGTGCCCAAGTATCTAATTTGACACATTTAACTTGGTCTGGATCGTTTTTAAATGAAACAGTAGGGTAATTTTTTAAATGATTCAGTGGTTTCTTGAGAGAACTTGATAAAGACCACTCTCTGCCAGCATTATTTAAACTTGGGTACCAATCAATATAACCGTCTTTATTACCAACAGCCCTTTCAACCAAGGTAATTTGATCTGGATGGTTCAACCTTTTGAAATGTTCAATAGATTTTGGATCAGCTTCAAAAGCATAAATCTCTGATTCTGTCATACATTGCAACATTCCAAGACTATCTTGACCGTCATAAGACCCAACCTCTAAAATTAAAGGATTATTCTTGCCTAATAAATTTGTAATTTTGTTTTTTGTTAATTCACTCATTTAATCTTTTCTATTTCTATGACCCCCATGAAGATGGAAAAAACCATCATGTTGTGAAAAGTCTAGATGTTTAATTTTTTCATAATATTCGTTCATCTTTTCAAGTCTTTGTATAGCCAAGTTTTTATTCAATTTATCCGGTGCAATGGCGAATTCAATTTTCGATACAATATCTTCTAAAGAATAGTCTTGCGTTTCATTCAAGTCTTCAAATTGAAAAATAAATACATTTTTATACATATGATATTTCGGATCAATAAATCTATTCAAGTCCTTCCTTTCAGAACAAAAAAATGTTAATTTATATTTATCTGAATACTTTTTAGTAAGACTGTCAATATCTGTATTATGAGTAACTGTGATCAAATTTTCTTCAATAGTGTTATCATCTAAAATAACTACAGGATGATGTGGCCTAAATAAACCTAAAATACAATTATTTAAAACTGTACTTGCAGTTCTAGGAGGAGATGCACAAATTATTCTTGGTTGCCTTTTCATTTTTTACACTCTACATTTAGGCTAATTAAAGTGCCATTATCTTTGTCCATGTGAGGCAAATAAGCTTGAGAGCAATCATCGATATGAGCATGGTCTGTATTTCTCCAGTTATAACGGTTAACAGAATTAAAACCAGTCTCTTCAAGAATCATTTTAATTGAATCAAAATCATAAACTGTTTTGTGGTAAATTGTTTTATCAGACATTTTCATTTTCCCATATAAAGGACCAAGGAATCTGTCTAAGGGGTATTCTCCATCTTGATACAATCTAGACATCACATCAAAATCTGGAACAGCTAAACGAAGCACTCCATTTTTTTTAAGGACTCTATTCCATTCAAGCAAAACTTCTAAAACCTCTTGTCTGTCAAAATACTCCAAAACGTGAGAAGCGTAGATGACATCTACAGAGTTCGATTCCCAACGCAAATTCGTAATAGAATTAAATTTGTAATCTAAATGATCATAATCACCAGAATCAATATGAATCCAATCTTCACCAAAATTAGTGGAACCACAACCTAGATTTAATTTAATCATTGATAAAAGTCTTGTCTTTAGCTTGTCCCATATATGGCCCAGTCTTTATTTCATAAACTAATGCGCCTTGTTCAAGAGCCTGATAGTTATGGCCTCCCCTAAAGGTGATAGTCGCATCACCTGCTTCTAAAATATTTTCTTCTAAAAGATTGTCTTCTTCATCGTAATGAAATGTTTTTACTTTTCCTTTGACTACAATCCAACACTCTTGAGTGATATCTGTCTCTCTAGGAAGTGTTAAATGCTTATGCCCTCTAAATTTATGATTCTCTGGAATTTTAATCGCAGCAAGTTGCAAAAATTCAGACTCATCAGAGATATCTTCACGGAAGTCTAATTCTTTTAATTCTGACAACCTGTAAATAATGTGCAGAACATCTCCATCTTTATTTTTAATCTCATTCATAAGCCAATCCAATCATCTGGGAAAATATCAATATCCTTACCTTTAAACCAATTATTAGGATAAACCACCGTTTTATCAACATTTTTATTTAAAAAAGCAGACCACCAAGAAAAAGTAGAATTTGCAATGATGTTGCTAGAACAAATCGACATACAGTATAAATCTATAAATGCATCATATTGAGTGGGGAAACAAGTACAATTTTCTGTATTAAATTTTTGTTTAATCCACTCAGGATCATCTGAAAAAACTAAAAAGCTGCTATTGGGGAAAAGGTCCATAGCCTTATTAAAATAACTCATATCTTGAACTGGATGTTGATCTATCTTTAAATAATCTCCTCTTCTTACATGTATTGAAACAAATTCAGAAGGATCAATATTTAGCTCTTCTAAAAGAAAGTTTGATTCTTTAATAACCTTCTTATTGAACTCAATACCCTTATCGTCTTCAAGGTTAAAATATTTTTTATTTTGGAAATATCCTGTAAAATTAGTAAAATCTTTAACTGAAAAAACAGACTGATCAAACAGATTGTCTTGATGTTCTCTATAGATATACTGTAAATATTTACTGACTTCTTCTACGGGTTGTTTCTCAATAGAAATATTAAACCCAGATTCAAGCTGTTGTATTCTTTGTCCAGAATGATGCATGAATTCTTGAGATACTGGATATACGGGCTTATGTCCTGTTCTGTCAGCTACAGTAAGTAAAAAATAATAATTAAACAAAGCATTGCCAATAGCTCTATTCGAAATGTCTAAACAAGTTATCATACTAAATATCTAAAAATGATTTTTTAATAACACTATCTCTTTGAGAAAATTTTTCATCGATATCTGAATAATTGTCATACTGAGAAGCATAGATAAATTTTGGACAAAAGAAATTATGATTAAAACCTTGAAACTTTAACCAATGATCATAACAAATGTTATTTTTTTGCCATTCCATCCAAGTGTTTACATCATAAGTTTTAGGGAAAAGTTTTTCACTTAATAATTTAGCAAATTCTAAAGAATAAGTAATAGCATGAGCGCACCCAGCCGAATTCACTTTGTACAAATTATCTGAATAATCTTCAATGCTTTTCTTTTCTGGGTTTGGAATATAGACAGACCCACTCTGTTGTAAAACACAACCCCAATATAACAAATCAAAATCTTCTGGTAAAGAATTGTAAGAAGAAATAAAATCTTTTGTTTTTGATTCGTCAAAAACTACGTCATCTTCAAAAATAGTAAATTTGCTGTGGCCATCACGCACGGCTCTTCTTATTGCTTTCGCGTGAGAAGCAGAACAAGCAGCTTTATTATAATAAACGTTTTGTGCTTTAAATTTTATCGCTTCTATTCTTTCGCAGCCGTCAGAAAAGAAATCGCGAACTTTTTCAAATTGGTTTGAAAAACTTTGCAATCTATCTTTCCTAGATTTGAGGTTAATATAATAAGATTTCATTAACTTGTCCACAATCTTTTATGACAATAGTTTCAATATGTTCTTTTGAATTGAAATCAAAAACAAATATTTTCCCATCAACATCTTTATGACGTTCTGCTCTAGGTGCTTTTTCAGAAAGCCCTACATAAAGCTTACCATCTTCAAGAGCCATGCCTCTAACTAAACCTTCAGATTCAATGTTGATACTGTCTCCATCAACAGAAGCGACTCTTGAATTAAAAGAATCACAATACCAAAATGTATTATTATAATATTGGATTGTATGACAATGTTCACCAAGATTACTAAAAAATCGAAATGCCCTCTTAATTTTAGGACTAAATAGATGAATACAAGAAGAGTCGCTAAAATTATCTCTATGAGACATTATAAATAAAAGATCTCCAATTTGCTTAATACTATTCATATGTGGATTTTTATTGCCGATAGTATTTCTAAAAATTTTTTCAACCTGCATTGACTTTAAATCAACTTGAATAATATCATTACTTTTGGTTGATAAAATATAAATTTTGTCGTTGTAAATTTCCAAACCATGTGCGTCTACACAAGTCGGGGTATCAATTTTGCCAACTAGATTATATTCTTTGTCTAAAACAACAACGTCTTTTGATTCCCTCCTGACTGCATATATGAAACCATCTTTATCTTTAGATAATCCAAAATACGGACCACTACCTTGTAAAATAAATTTATTTTGATTTAAGTCGTAAAGACCCTTTGAAGTCGAGATAATCATAATTTGAAAGTTTTTTTGTTTGAACTATTGTAAGGGAATATTGAAGAAATTCTATTTTCTAGAATATTTTTTAAACCAATCGCAAAATATTGAGGATCAGAATAAAGTGGTAATCCTCTTTCTTGGAATGGTAGCCACCTTGCTTTAATCATTGGATGAGTAGATCCTACTTGAGAATAATAATCTGCCGTCTCAATAGTTGGAACGCCATTTGCATAAGCGATATACTTAAAACCAGAATCAATAGTTACAAAAGCTTTAGCTCCCATTACGGTAATACATGCTTTATCAATACTAGAGCAAACTATTTTAACTTTATCCAAAACATCAGAGTAACGCTCTTTTTCTTTTTCTGTACAAATCGCGACTAGCTTATTGCCAGTATCATAAAGAGAGTTGACCAGTTTGGTGATATAATCCTTCTTAAGATTTTTTGGCTCCCATAAATTATGAGTCAAATGCAAACAAACATAATCTCCTTTTTGGACTGTTGTTTCTGGCTTGGGGAAATAATAGAATCTACTCAACCAATCAAAATCATAAGTCGTCCATTTCATTTTGTCGATGTGTAGATCATAAAAGAAATCATAATCACTTTTACTAACCTCGCTCCATAAACAATATCTGTCAGACATGCTTGGATAAAATCCCTCTAAAACATCTAGTTGATAAGTCTCTCCCCTATCATTATCAAATGCAAAAGTAATATGGCAATCAGAATGGTATTCTCTAATTGCTGGGATAAATCTATTAGATAAAAGACAATCTCCTAAACCACCCTCTACCCTAACAAGTACTTTAGATTGTGTCATAAAGGTCGTTCTGCTTCTCTTGCTTCTGAATGTCTTTTACATGAAGAATGCAAAAATGCTCAATAGGAGAATTAGATAATCTAGCTTGATTATTCGCTCCCACTAAAACCTCATGAACTTTATTTTGCCACTTAACATGACCTTTTGTAGAAACGAAACGAGACTGAAAATCAGGGAATCCTTCCCAACCCATTTCATTAATTTGCCAATTATATTTTTTGATGTGTTCTTCTGTCGCCCCGCGAACTACATTAATTCTTGGAATCCAAAGCAGATCAATATCTCCTTTTTGAACAACTGTCCTTAATGCATTCAATAATGATGGTGGAATTTGTTCGTCAGCATCAATCTGCATCAAATAATCTTTTGTAGACAAGTCGAACAAAGTATTTTTAAAAGCAGAGAAGTCTTTCTGAAAGTCAAAATAGTTTACTTTTAACCCGCAAAGCTCACAGAAATCTTCGATCTCTTTTGTTATCTTATTCTGATCTGCCAAGATGACAATCTCCTCATCTGGTAAAACATACGGTTCAAGTGAATTAATTAATCTTTTAAATTCAAAGAACTCATCTGCTACTGTAATTGCATAAGTGATCATAAAAAACTCCTTCTAGGCAAGCACGGCCTAGAAGGAGCGATACAAGTCACTTCAAAGCGTTACTTAACTTCAATCATTATATCTTTTTTCTCCTCTTTTTCTAGAGGTATTTTGACTCTCAGTAGGCC